AGTAAAAAGTGGACGCTGCCCATCCGAGATTGGAAAGCTGCACTGACTCGGTTTACTATCCAGTTCGGTGAACGTATCTCTACGAATTAAACGAAATCCCGTTTACACAAAAATTCGGACACGCCCGCCTGCTAACCTATCGTGTTGAATTGCTGCATGTAAGCAACAAGTACCATGGGGAATGTGCAAAGCTGTACCGCGAAAATTTTGAGAATGGAAATGCTGCGGTAGCAGAAGAGCTTCAAACGATCAAGTTTAATCCAAGTACTAAATCTTTCGACGCTAAGGTGCCTAACCCTGAGCCAGGCTATAACTACATCCTCGCATGGCCCCGCCCAGGAACATCCCCGAGCAAGACACCGAAGCGAAAAATTACTAGGCCGTAGAAACGGACCTAGTACGAGTCAAAATGCGTCAAATTTGCATCGCAGTCAGCGGAGCGGCTGACCAGGCTGGTCGGGCTTTGCCGACTGACGCAAATCTGAGTCAAAACCGACCTAGGTAGCGGGCAGGCGCGGGGTGGGGGCAACCGCGCGCGCCGAGTTGAAAAAGACAAAATAGTTGCATATTTACTACTGTAACTTTCCTCCTCCCCCACGATCAGCTGACCCGCCCCGGATTTTCCCCTTGCACCGGGAACAAATTCTGTTGCCCCTCAGAAAAGTACAAGAGCGCAGCTCTGCACCATGTCCCCACAACTGTTCTGACTTCGCCCTTCGCTTCTGGCCTCATCAGCCCCGCTACTTGGCTACGACCTCTGCTGACTCCTCGCTCCGGCTGCACCGTCGCCCTTTCAGGTATCAGGTGAGATCTCCTCAGCTAAGAACGCACTCCTTCGCTGCACAACCGCCGGATTTACACCACTTCGCCTTGATCACGTGAGCTTCGCGGATTCATGCCCGCTCGCCCTGCTCGGCAGTGCCGTCTATCCGGTTCTTGTTCATCGGCTCGCGGCTTCGCTCCACGCTTCCTCACCACACTAGGTCACCCTCATGCAGTGGCGCTTCATTTCGTTCGTCGCGATCAACTTACGGCGGAACTTGCACCCGCAAGAGTGCGCGCATGCTGAGCGCACATGAAAAAGCCCGCGCGGGGCGGGCAAAAAAAGAGCCGCGTACGCGGCTCCTCCCTTCTACTTGTTTGGCATCTCATTAAGTTGCCTGATTGCTCGACGCTGCCTAAACAACTCCAAAGGTCTGAACAGTTGGACAAGCACTATTGAAAAGGCAACTGTGCAAATAGCTGTCAGGGTTCCGGCATCCATTCCCGTCTTTTTAAACATATCCAATGAGGACAAGAACCACATAACAAACAGGTGTGATATGTAGATTGGATAGGACAAATCCCCTATCCAGCGATCAATGGCACTTCTTTTCGAGACGATAAAGAGACTCGGAATGGCGATCGCAACAATTGCGTAGTAAATCCATTTATTAATTCCGAATGGGATTTGAACCGCAGCAACAAATAGGCCAGTCACTGCTATCCCGTAGAGAACGCACCGGTGCAGTCTAATAGCCTGCAATTTGACATACATTCTGTAGAGCAGAATACCAACCAAAAAGAAAGGCAGCTCCATCGGGAAAAATCGATATAGCCACTGGTCAGAGTTGAAGTAGTCGTGGTGAGCAAACCACATGCGCATAACTACACCCAGGCCAACGATTGTCAACAGCACTAGTTTGGATCGATTAACCAACAGCGGTGCAAGAAGGTAAAACATCAATTCAAGAGCTAACGTCCATGCCTGAGGAATAAGTAGAAATCGAAATACCGGCGGGGACGATGTCGCGAAATTCATCGTGAATTGCAAGCCCTTCGACACGCTATCGAAGCCTAAAAACATCGCTATATCCTGTCCAAAAATCAGGATATTTGAAAGAAGCGAAAGAGCGAGAAACGTTGGCGTAACGACCTCCGGATATTCCAGGTAGATATTCATCGGTCCAAAATTTCCCGCTTTCAGATATGCCCTCGAACAAAGAATTACCAACAATCCGAGGACTACCCAATACATCGGAAAAATCTTGAGCGCGCGATTTCCAATGTACCGCCAATAGAATCCTGGACCAACATACTTCTGGGAAAGAATTAAGCTTACGTAGAAGCCTGAAATCATGAAGAAGGTTTCTACAGCCTGAACTCCAGTTGCAAAACTGATGCCTAGAACTGGTCCAGCGTGCATAACGATCACGGACAAAGCTAGAATAAAGCGAAGAATCCCCATAAATTCCTTGTTATCGTTACGTCAATTAACCAAAACCGACGCAATTTTACGCAACAAAGAATACTTGGTCACCTTCGGTCGAAAATGGCCGCTCTGGATCCATTCTTGAAGATCAACGCCCGGAACGCCGCGACGCACCTTGCTCTCGTTGGTAGTCATCGCGGCAATCCACGTTGCAGAACAGTAGTTCGACGGCCACTGGTTCGTCGCAGAAGTGGCACCGGCAATCCGGCTGTAGTGCTGGCGCCCTTCGTGCGGCAGCCAGGCCGGCCGCGATAGTTCGATAGATTCGGCTGTCCGCGTTGTCGGCATGATCGCTCATTGTTATTTGCCCTCATTGGTCGGAAGTTGATAGGAACGGAAGCGGACCACCTCTTGGCCGGCCCACTCGTTCAAAGAAAGGAACTGCGCCTGCAACGGCTCAATCTCGTTGCAGCCAAAGACGGTGGCCGCCTTCGTCACATCCCCGAATCCGCCGGTGTTGTTGGGCATGGTCCCGAGTAATTGCGGTGGCACGCGATGCGCGGCCAGCACGTCGTCGCGCGTGCAGTTCTTGATGTTGAAAAATTCGTCCTTGGCCGCGATCTCGGAGACGGGCAGGATCTGCAGGCCGTCTTTCTTGCCGCCTGGTGCATACACAAACAGGTTGCGGAAGTTGCCCGGCCCTTTGCTGTTGCGCATCGCCTCGCGCAGCTTGTCCACGTCGTTGACATTGCTGGCGGTGTCGGTCATGTAGAGGATGAAGCCCGCGTGCGAGCCGTTGAGGTAGTAGCGTCGCCGGAAGAGCGTGGCCGACTCATTGAGCCAGGCCGATTGCAGCGCACTCACGTACTGCGGCACGCCATACACTTCCTGGTTGATGTCCGGGGCCTGCAGGTGCCAGATAGCGTCCCGCTCGAATTCGTAGGTGTCGCGCCAGCCATTGACGAAGAAATACCGTCCTGGCTCCACGCCCACGCGTGTGTATTTGGCCAATGCCGGCTTGAGATTCAAGAGCTTGCCTGTCATGCTCTCGCGCCGCTCCGCGTAGCAGTTTCCAAACAGCAAAAAATCCAGCGCCAGGCGCGTGAAATCGCCGCGCGACAAGACAACGGAAGGCTGGAAAGTCGAGGCCAGGATATTGACCTTGCACCAGATCGCACTAGCATGATGAACGCTGGCATTCAAAGACTTGGCCAGGCCCGCCATGCTCAAGGGTGGCTCGTACCAATCGCCATTGCGGTAGCACTCGACATCGGCTAGCATGTCTCGCCCCTCCAGCACGGGCGAAGGATCGCCAAAAGAAAATGCTTCGACGGTCGGTACCGGCGGCGCCTCGACCTTAGCCAGCCGCGTGTTGTCGGATGCAGCCGCGCGGCGGCGTGCTCTGTGTTTCATCAGAAGAACTCCATAGATGAGGTGTTGTTAGCGGTGGTGCCTTCGAAGGGCTCATAGTCGAGGGCGTGCATAACTGACCAGGCCAAGTCAGCGTGGCCGGTCTCTTCCGAGCGGCCGGCGTCATAGGTGACGGCGCGCCCGCTGGGCGTGAGGATCTTGCGAATGGCCATGAAGGACTGCGCGATGTCCGTCCAGCCCGCATCGAACTGCAGGCGGCCACTCCGGATAATGTTTTGTGCCTTGAGCACCATCCGCGTTTTGACTTCGGGCGAGTAGCTGATGGCGGTGGCGCCTGGGAAGAATTGTTTCACCAGCGGGTAGACGCCCACGCCCATGCCGGTGGTGTCGATCCCGATGTACTGCACGTTGTACCGGCCGCACATTTCCTTGATGAGCGCGGCTTGCTCGGCGAAGTCCTTGCCACGCCACTGGTGACGTTCCAGAATGCGGAAATTGCCGCCAGGGACCAGCGGAGGGCAATCACCGAGCAGCCGGCGCTATCTCCTGTCAGCGAAGGGTCGTAGCCAATCCACACGGGCCGATGGCCGAAGGGGCGTGCCGTGAAGGGCTTGTAGTCATCCCAATCCACCCACGAATCGACCATGCCGCGCTGCAGGTCCACCAGTGGGAACACCGACGCAGAATCGTCGATGAAATTACACATCAGAAGATTGTCGAACTGATCCGGCGAATATTCGAAGTCGCGCAATTCATCGATATCGAACAGGTCACAGCCACCGGCCGCCGCGTCCATGATCGTGACGATCTGGCGCCAGATTTTGTCCTCGCCGGTGAAGCCAGATGACAGCCGCTTGTGGCTGACATCGATGTTGACCTTTTCGCCCTTGGCGCGACGCTTGGACTCGTGTAAATAACTGTACGCAGCCCGCTGGGACTGACTTTGCGGCCAGTCGGCCAGCGGTACCGCCATCTCCCGCCGCTTCGGCACGGGAAATCTTCTCGCCGCTGCTGGCCAGCGGCATCTATCTGCATCCGGCCAATCTGCGCGCCGGTCCCGAGCGCACCAGGTTGATGGAGGCGTGGGAGGCCATCGGTGCCTGCCCGTGGCCGCGTGCGGACGATCCGCGCCGCGCACGCCTGACGCCCGGCCAGGCGGCGCAGCAGCTGGTGCATCCGGAGGACGTGCCGGCTGGTGCGCAGCGCGACTGGCTGGTGCAGGCCTGGCATGCCATCCGGGCCAGCCCCTGGCCGCGCCATGGGCCGCCAGTGCGCGCTGCTCGCGCTGCCAGAACTTCCACTCATTCATCGAAAGGGAACGCCACATGACCGCGTTTCGTGTCGTTGTGCGGACTGCGTCCGCGCACCATTCCTACACCGCCATCGCAGCGCACTGCTGCGACGTGATTGCTGCTGCCGTCGATCGCTTTGGGGTGTGTTCCGTGACGGCGATCAAGGAGAAGAAGCTGTGAAAAACCAACCCCGACGCGATTTCAACCTGCAGCCGCCCCGGCCCATGGATCGCATCACCTTCAGCACGGCCGACGAGGGTGTGCAGGCCGGATATGTCTCGATGCTGAGCCGCCATATCGGCAATGGCCAGCGCTTCGCCTGGGTGGAGATGGACGCGGCGCTGCCGGGTGCTTTCAGGGCAGTGCTGCTGACGGACATCCTCACCTGCGACGACTCCGGGATCCGCCCGGGGAGCGCGCCCGCCTTGCCGCCGGTGCGGCGGCGCTACCTGGGCGACTTCAGCACGCAGCTCAACGACGCCTGGCAGGCCGGCGGGGAGTGACACGTGCATGAGCGCCTATTACAACGAGATCGATCCTCATGCGGCCGCGTGGCTGCGCGAGCTCGCGGCGGCTGGCCACATCGCGCCGGGCGAGGTCGATACCAGGAGCATTGAAGATGTGCAGCCGGAAGACTTGCGGGGATTCACGCAATGCCACTTCTTCGCGGGCATCGGCGGGTGGTCATATGCGCTGCGCCTTGCCGGATGGCCCGATGACCGACCTGTTTGGACCGGTTCCTGTCCGTGCCAACCTTTCAGCACGGCAGGCCAGGGAGCTGGGTTTCATGACCAGCGGCACTTGTGGCCCTGCCTCCACTGGCTCATCCAGGAGTGCCGGCCTGCAGTCGTGGCTGGAGAGCAGGTTGCGAGCAAGCATGCAGACGCTTGGCTCGACCTTGTACAAGATGACCTGGAAGCCCTGGGAAAATACCTGGTCGAGAACGCTCCGAAGACGCGGGAGGAGAAACTGCGCCAGATGGAAACGCTGCTTGCCTTCTTCGATAACCCACCGGCACCGCTGGATGAGATCAAGCCAATCCATATCAAGCAGTTCATGTCATGGCGTATCGAACGGACCCAGGAGGCATTACGCAAGAAGGGAGAGACTGTAGAAGGCAGTGAAGGCCGCGTGGCCGCCAATCGGGAGAAATCGCTGATTTCGCATATCTGGAATGCAGCACGCGCTGAGGGACTGACAGATCTTCCGAATCCGTGCGCCGGCATCAAATCGTTCCGTGAATACGGTCGTGAAACCTACGTCTACGACGATGTGTTCAAAGCGGTGTGGCAGAAGGCCGACCTACCGACACGCGAGGCCATGGACTTGGCCTACCTCACTGGCGGCCGGCCGGCGGACTTGCTGAAGATCGACGAAACGCACCTGCGAGAGGGCAGCATTGAGGTGCGACAGAACAAGACCGGGCATAAGCTTCGCATCGCCATCGAAGGAAAGCTCGCGGAGCTGATCGAGCGCATCAAGGCACGGAAGCGCGGCATTTATGGCGTGGTGGTATCGACAAGGCTGATCGTCAATGAAGAGGGGCAACCGCTGGGCAGATCGGCGCTGCGATTCCGATTCGAGGCCGCCCGAACCGCCGCCGGGATTGAGGGTGACGACTTCCAATTCAGGGACCTTCGCGCGAAGGCTGCGACCGATAAGACGGACAAGAGCAAGGATATCCGGGAGGCCCAGCTACAGCTCGGCCACGCGAGTGTAGTGATGACGGAAAACTACGTCCGTAAGCGCCGCGGCCGGAAAGTCATGCCGACCGAATAAAATGGCTGCCTCGGGCGGCTGTCTCTATTATGCGTTCGCCAGCAGCTCGGCCAAGAAAGGAAATTCTGCGCAGCACATGTGGTCAATATGGCGCCTCACTTCGTCATGCTCAGCGCGGTCGTGTGTGGTGATGGCGAGGTAATACTTTTGCCCTTCGTGCTCTGCATAGAGAAGCCACTCGCCGGCAAGCCCCTGCGCCGCCCGCAGCCGATCCATATGACCATACACCACCTCATTGGCGATGGCGACAAGGTCTTCAGGAGTGAAAAATCTTTCTTCTCCGGCCTCCTTCGCTTCTCTAATTTTCTGATCAGCGTAGGGCATCCCAAACCGACTTAGGCCCTTTCCAACGTTAGCAGCCACCGCTGGCACGCCCTCGCCAAAATAGTGTTTGTGCCATAAGCCTTTAAGAGGCGGATGCTTGTTCTGTATGGGGGGCTTCATCGCGCTCGGTGGGCCAATGCCTTCAAGCGCTCGGATTTCCCGCATGACCTTGGCTGGATTCCTCCGCCCTGACATGGTCCCGCCAAACAAATCCAGCACCAGTAAAAAGCTGAAGCGGGCAGGCGCAGTAGCCTGCAATCCAATTTGTTCAGCGAACCGATAAAGCTCCGTTGACTTGTCGTTGCCATCTTGGTCCCGGGCTGTGAATTGGAGATTCATGGCTTGCTCTCCCTTTTCGGAAGGAACGGAAAGTGAAAAATATCAGTTGATGAATTTTGGAATGGCTTGCGAGTAGTGATCAACAGGTCGCCAACGCCTAATTGCGGCGTATGAGGCTCAATTATTGGATAGCTCGCAGTGCGGAGACAAGGTCCGATGCAACTTCGCGCACAAAAACAAGTTTCTCCGGGCTTATAGGCTCCCCATGGAGGGCAGGAGAACAAACTATATAGGCGTCTTGTACAGCATTTCCCAAATCTCGTGGAAGCACGCCTGTAGCAATCAGCTCCCTCAGAATTGAGATGAGGGGAGCTGGCCGGTTGCGCACGCCGCTTTGCGCAGCGAGCCGTCGAAGTTCACGTTCAAGGTTGTATCGGGTTTCGAATAGAAACGCGACTTCCTCGGGAACGTTAATGTTGGCCTGTGTGTTCGGAGGTACTCCGCGTTCAGCAAAGGCGGAAGAAATCGCAGACTTGATTTCGTCAAGCATCCCAGGGAGTTCCGAATCCTTTGGTGCCGGTGGCATGTTGAAGATAGGACTCACGGTAGCTCTTACATCGACTGCATTCCGGATGTCGTTCCGGATATCCCCGATTTGCGCGGTGAGGTCTTCCTTAAGTTCTTCAATTTCATTCTTCAACGTTACGCCAAAAAGCTCAACCTCCGTAAATAGGGGCGATAAAAGCAAAGCCATCCAAACACCGAACACCGCGATGTCTGCCGCAGCAGCGTTACCCGACAGCAGATCAGGAAGACGTGCCCATAGGAAATATGTGAGTGTGCCCACCAGTAGAGCCCACCAAACCAACTTTGCCCAATTTGGAATCTTCATGACCTATAAACCCTAAATGTTCACAGAGGAATGATTCAAAAGAAACGCGATTGATTTTCGACAAGATCCGCTGATTGAAGAAATTGCGGAGCAAAAACACAATTGCGAAGCAAAAGAAAAAGGCTCTCCGGTCGGAGAGCCTTTTAAATACTGGTGCTGGCTGCAGGACTTGAACCCGCCACCCCCTGATTACAAGTCAGGTGCTCTACCAGATGAGCTAAGCCAGCAAAAACTTCAGCCGGCGATTATAGCCTACTTGATGCGTGTCAGTACAGGACGGCCACCCTTTTTCGGTGGTTCCGGATCATCGTCGCCCTTGTCGCTACCCTCGGCGGGCTTCTTTTCAGGTTCGGAAACAGGTACCGAAGACAGCACAGGCGCACTGCTTTCCTGCTCAGGAGCCTGCTGGGCCTCCTCGGCCGTGGCCGGCACGGGAGCTTCAAACGCCATGCCCTGGCCGTTTTCACGGGCGTAAATGGCGATCACGTTTTCCACAGGGATCAGGATATCGCGCGAAACACCACCAAAGCGGGCGCTGAAGTGAATGTTGTCGTTCTCCATCTTCAAGCCGCTGGTGGCCTCGAAGCTGATGTTGAGGACGATTTCGCCATTCTTGACGAATTGCATCGGCACGCGGGTGCTGCTGTCGACGACCACGGCGATGTGCGGCGTGTAGCCATTGTCGGTGCACCACTCATAGATGGCGCGCAGCAGATAAGGCTTGGTGGAGACTTCTGGCATGACTGGTGTGGTGTGCGATGCGCCGGTAAGAACCGCATCTGCCGGCAAGGCCGGGGTGGAAAGCAATCTGAACTTCCGGGAACTGCACCCCCGCCCAGGCGGCGGTGCAGCCGGTACTGCTTAACGGCGCATGACCTTTTCGGACGGGGTCAGCGCTTCGATGTAGGCAGGACGCGAGAAGATGCGCTCGGCATACTTCATCAGCGGCGCCGCAGTCTTGGACAGCTCGATGCCATAGTGATCCAGGC